AGCGAAATTGTAAAGTTTGAATTTGCGACTGCAAGTGAAACTGCCATTCTACAAATCTTAAATGCAAACGAGGGCATAACTGTAGGTGAGATTGCAAAGTACGTTAACATCGACGCTCAAAAGGTAATGGATGCAATCACTCAAATGATTGACGATGGCTTAATTAATTCCGAGAATGGCAAACTTTCAACTTCTACAAAAGGTACACGTGAACTTAGTAAAAGTGTAGACACTCAAATAGAGTTAAGATATGAGTACGGGTTAGATGCTGCCTTTACTGGTGAACCTGAATTGATAGATACAAGCCGTGATTTTTGCCGTCAATTGATAGGGTTGAATAGATATTACACACGTACAGAAATTGACACGATTTCAAGCCGTGTTGATAGAGATGTATGGAAAGAACGTGGTGGGTGGTACACTATACCTGACACCGACGTACACATTAACCATTGCCGTCACGCTTGGAATAGTAAATTAGTAAGAAAGAAATTATGACAAATTTTGTTTATTTAATATCGACTACTTATCTAAAAGATAATAGCCCCATCAATGAAAACGTTGATGATAAATTACTAAAATCTGCTATCAAAGAATCACAAGAAATTTATATTCGTGATATCATTGGTAGTGGGTTGTATAATGAATTGCAAACACAAGCATTTGCGGGTACATTATCGGCTAATAATACGAACCTTTTAGACACTTATATAGCGCCTTGCTTAAAGTACTACACCTTAACCGAATCAATGCTTCCTATGACGTTTAAAATGCTAAATAAAAGCGTTGCAAGTCGTAATAGTGATAACGCTACACCAGTGACCATTGATGAAATGACAATGATTGAACGACGTTATAGAGACAAAGCCGAGTACTATGCTAATAGACTGCGTGATTATTTACTTGCGAATACCAATATATTTCCATTATTTTTGAATAGTGGTGCAACAAGTGATACCATTTTCCCTCAGGACGTACAAGTTTTTGGAGGAATTTATTTACCAAACAATGACTGCGACGAAAGATATTATTTCATCCGACCTTAAAGGCAAGGTAAGGGAAAAAAACGAAGCCAAACTTTTAAAATTTATCAATGACTCTAAACCAAATAATTCAGCAAGTCCAAACGGCAGCAGAAAGTCACCAACAAGTAAATAACTTTTTTTGTGGTGAGAATGCAATGGCAGAAGAAGAAGTAAAATTCTATCCTTTAGTTTGGTTAGTGCCTAACGGGTTTGACTTTGATAGCGAAGGCAAAACAGTAACCTATCAATTTTTGATGCTTGTTATTGACCGACATTTTGAAAGTCAATCTAACTTGATAGAAATTTTATCGGACACGGCTTTAATTTTACAAGACATTATAACACTATTAAAAAGAAATGCTTATGAAGAATCAATTGGGTGGTCAACAAACGCCAAAGCCGAACCATTCATCGACGGCAAAACTGATGTCATTGCTGGTTACGGGCTTGAAATTAGTTGTGTTGTGCCTTATCTTGAAAGCTATTGCGACATTCCTTTGTGATGTGGGCGGTGGTTCTAATATTTCCGGTAGCTTTGTTGATACTACTTACAAAGTGGAGTACAAAGAGAAAATTAAAATCATCAATAAAGAAAAAATCAAAATAGAAAAAAGATATGACACGCTATTTATGTATTTTCTTGACAGTCCTTATAGCACCAAACTACTCGATAGCACAATCAATATCCATAGATTCATCGACACTCAAGAACGCAAACTACTATCTAATTAAAGGTGCAAAAGCTCGTGAATTAAATTTGATTTATCAAAAAAGGATTGCAACAGATAGCACTTTGATTGAATTACAAGATAGTCTTATCTCAGATTTGGAATTTGTGATTTGCGAAATTGACCAAGAACAAAAATCTTTAAAAAAATATTCATTGTATGCCACTATTTATTCAATAATTGTGACGCTATTTTTATGCAAGACATTATAAAAAAATATTTACAAGAATTTCCTGACTATCCAAAAAGGACATTGGCAAAAAAGATAATAGAAGAAAATCCTGAACTTGGGAATATAGAAAAGGTAAGATGTGCTATAAAATATTATATGGGTGCAGCTGGAGAAAAAAACAAGATTTTGATAAAAGACAAATCAATGATTCAAGAAAAAAGCACAATTTCTGAAGGCTTAAGAAAGTTAAAAATAATAACTAAAGCCGAGCAAATGAAAAACGTTATTCTAAGTGAAGGGCGTTATTTAATTCTATCAGATGTACATATACCATACCACGACGAAGAAAGTCTTTCTACGGCTTTACAATGGGGTTTAGATAATAACATCGACACTATTATATTGAACGGTGATATTATGGATTGCTATCCTGTATCTTCATTTATAAAAGATGTGGCTATGCCAACGCTTCGTGAAGAAATAGAAATGACTGTAGCATTTTTTGCATATATTCGTGACCTATTCCCAACGCAACCTATTTATTTTAAGTTAGGTAACCACGAAGAAAGGATAAAAAACTTTATTTTGAGAAGTGCAAGGGAATTTGCAGATGTTGAAAGTTTAAAAATAGAACATCTTTTGCATTTAGATGAATATAAAATCAATTTAGTACATAGGGAAATAATAAAGTTAGGCAAATTAAATGTATTGCACGGTCACGAAATGGGCGAAAGTGTATTTTCACCAGTTAACCCAGCACGTGGAATGTTTTTAAAAGCGAAATCTAATATGTTATTCGGTCACAATCACCAAGTTTCACACCATTCAGAAAACAATATCAATGGTGAAAATACGGGCGTATGGTCGACTGGTTGTTTATGTACATTATCACCTGACTACCGACCTTTTGCCTATACTAAATGGTCACACGGCTTTGCTTGTGTAGATGTAAACCAAGATGATACATTCCACGTTAATAATATGAGAATCATTAACGGCAAAATAGTATGAGTAATATTAACCCACTACACTACAAAGGTGAAATCGAATGCATAGACGCTATCAAATCCACAATGTCTCAAGAATCATTTAAGGGATATTTAAAAGGCAATGTAATGAAGTATATTTGGAGATATGAACGCAAAAACGGACACGAAGATTTACTAAAAGCACAATGGTATTTAAACAAACTTATAAATGAAACTAAAACAAATAATCTTTAACGACTACTACAAAGAAGTAGCACCCAAAAAACAAATATACTTGCATCACACGGCGGGTACTGGCAAAGGCGATAATGTTTTTGCAATTTGGGAAAATGACAAAATCGGCAAAATTGGTACGTGTGTAGTTATTGGACGTGATGGTACAATTTTTCAGGGCTTCAAATCTGAACATTGGGCTTATCACTTAGGGCTAACAAGCGCACCTTTTAAAGCAAATAGTTTACCATTTTTGAACTTAGATAAAATTTCAATAGGTATTGAAATTGTCAACTGGGGTTACTTGGTTAAAAAAGGCGATAAATTCTATTCTTATGTAAATTCAGAAGTACCTATTGACCAGGTGTGCGAACTTGCAACGCCTTACAAAGGTCAAAAATATTGGCAAAACTACACAGATGAGCAAATACAATCGGTTGTGGAGTTGTTAAAACTTTGGAAGGATAAGTACGGAATTGATTTAAGTTATAATGAAGATATTTGGGACGTTACTAAACGTGCGTTAAGTGGTTCAAATGGCGTTTACACGCACAATAGCGTACGCAAAGACAAAGCCGATGTATACCCACACCCTAAACTTATTGAAGCCTTAAAAGCGTTATGAAACAAGTTGATTTATCTGACATTGGCGTAAAGAAATCATTATTTGATGATTTAAAAACCCCTGACATTAACGGAATTATCGTTGATTGGGGCAATGATTTAATTACTGCACTACGGGATAAATTAGCAAAGAACAAATCGAATGCAAGTGGTTCACTTTCTGCTGACATAAAGCCCGTTATTCGTGCAAGTGCAAAGGGAGTGAACTACATAGTACTAATGAACGACTACTATATTAACGTCGAAGAAGGGCAACAACCTAAGCAAGTAGCATATAAGGACATCTTGCAATGGATGAAAGAAAAACGTCGTTATGGCGTGTTTAAATCGGCTTTCAATAAAGGTATAGAAAGTGTTATAGCAAAGGTAATTGTTAGAAATATTGGCGAAGGTGGTACAAAAGCACGTCCTTTTATTGCACCAACTCTTAATCAAAAGCGTTTAGATACGTTGTCACAGTCAATAGCTGATCACTTAGCACAAAAAATATTTACATAAATTGTAAAATAAATTTTCATATTAAAAAACTTTTTGTATATTTGCTCTATGGAAATACAAGAAGTAATAAATCAAATCAAATTAAACAAGCGTCACGGCATCGTTTCAAAGGTGTCTGCACGTACTGGCATATCTATGCCTACGGTTAGGAAATATCTTAACGGTGATGTTATCCAGCCTAAAGCCCTTATCGTCTTAAATACGGCACTTAAAATCATAAAGGAATACAAGGTATGAGTTACGTTGTTTTTTCCCTTGCTAAATGTCACTTGTGTGATGGCGACTATGATTTTGAATATGACGCTGAAATTGTACAACAACTAATCATTGACGAATACCCTGAAGATTTAATACCATATACCTTTGTTAGCCACGATGAAGATGGTCTAAGAGACGAAGCCATTGACTGGCATTTATTCGATGATATGGGTAATCGAAGATTAACAGAAATAGTATTAGAACTTAAAAAAGAAAACAAGATATGAAAGAACTATTTTTATCAGTAAGCAATTTTCAGATGGAATGTCCGAAGATTAGCAAGGATGCAAACAACCCATTTTTCAAAGGTTCAAAGTATGCAACCTTACCACACATTTTATCTATTATCACACCAATTCTCAAAAAGAATGGCTTAGTAATTATGCAACCAGTTATTAATAATTGTGTTGTAACTAAATTAATTCACATAGATAGTGGTGAATGTATAGAAAGCGTTTATGAAATTAAATGCAAAGACGATACCAACCCTCAACAACTTGGTAGTGGTGTGAGTTATGCTCGTCGTTATAGCATATCTTCAATATTAAATTTAAACATTGACGACGACGACGACGGCAACGCTGCGACTGGTAATGTACCACAACAACCAAAGAAAGAAGAACTAACGCCAAAGCATCCTAATTGGGCAAAGGCAAAAGAGCATTTGCAAACTGGTGGTTTGTTAGAAGACATCGAACGAAAATACACTATAAGTGCTGACAACAAAAAGTTATTGATTGCTGCAAAGTGAAATTTTGATTTGAACTTATGGAAAATAATTTAGAACCAACACCAGTAGAATGGTTAGTATCAAAAATATTTGGTGATGCTAAACATCAAAAGCAATGGGCAAATGAAATTGCAGTTGCAAAAGATATGGAAAGATTACAAGTAATGAAATTTCTTGAATACATTAAAAAACACAAAATTAAAAATAATGGATAGCAAATTATTATTTCTTTATCAAAGATATTTGTTTTGGAAAGATATGGAAGATATAAATAGAAGTAATTATTGGTTAAAAAGAATTGAGGAATATAATAATGGAAATTACAATAACAAATAACGAAAGCGAATGGCTTAAAGTCCGTGAAGGTAGATTTACGGCATCTGAAATTCACAAACTTATGGGTACTCCGAGAAACAAATCGGAGTACCTTTCTGAGACGGCAAAGACATTTGTCTACGAAAAAGCAAGTGAGCTACTAACTGGCATTCGCAAACCAATATGGGGCGAAGCGTTAACGTGGGGAACGGAAAACGAAAAAGAAGCGTTTGAGGTATTCCAACAAAATCAAGATGAGTTTTACACTTATTATGGTGGCGAGACTTATACATTTATTCCTTATGGTGAGTATTCGGGTTATTCACCTGACGCACTTGGCAGTAATTGTTTGGTCGAAATAAAAAACCCTTTTAATAGTGGAATCCATTTAAAGAATAGGTCAATCAAATGTGCTGAAGATTTGCTTAAAATACATCCTGAATACTACTGGCAAATGCAATTGGGAATGATTGCAAGTGCAGTTGACTTCGGTTACTTTGTTAGTTACGACAAAAGAATGCCATCTACACACAACTTGTTTATTTCTCACATAGAACTTGAGGATGTTCAAGAAATCATTGATGAAAAACTATATTACGCCAATGAGTTGTTACAATCAATTGTCAGAGAATTGTAATTAATGTAAAATATTTTTACAATTTTGCAAAAAAAGTTTGCATATATAAAAAACGTGTGTATATTTGTATCATAATAAAACGCCAAAAGATATGATAGACTTAACAAAATTTTCAGAAACAACAAAAACAGTAACTTTCACAAATGGTAAAACATTAAAAATTTACTCACAAGAAACAAAAAAAGGTTTAAGATATTATTATTATTCAATGCCAAGAATGATACAAATTTCAAGTAAGGATATTAAATAATGACAAAAACAATATATAAACTACGATGTCGTAATAATGGCATCGTAGTTACTGAAAATCCTAAAAAATATAATATAGTTTGGATAAGAATATATGACCCTGAAATTTATACAATAGATATAATAAAAAATAAAACGATATGAAAAATCAAGAAGAACAAATTAAATTAAGTATTACTGACCATAAACCAACTGGTAAAGATAACAATGGAGCATATATTGGTCATAGATTAACATTTAATAAAAATAAAATTAGATACCCAAGCAAAAAACGTTCAAGACAAATTTGGAAAAGATTTTATCAATTATTCCCACATCAAGCAATATTAGATGGTTGGAATGGTAAAATATCATCAAGATTTAATAATAAATAAAAACGATATGAAAAAGACAATCATTCAAAATTTCCCAAGTAAAGCTGATGCTTTCGAGTGGGTAATGTTTAAGATGTTAGATGCAACTGTAGGTTGTATCTCAACAACTA